GAGTCCTGTTGCTTCCTGTGTTATTTGAAACTCAATTCTTTTATTTGTTTTAAAAGCCTCAATTCCAAACCTTTTAAATTCTTCTTCTGTGGCATCTTTTATATCAAATTTTTCAACTGCTTTTGTTCTTTGTTTTCTACCTACTAAACCACCCTTACGGTCAACTCTTGCCTGATCTTGTAATTTAATAGTTTCTTTTATTTGCTGGTTTATTGCTTTGAGTTGCTTTTCTGGACTTGATAAGTCATCAATTTTAGTAATGCCAATAATATCGCCAACTTTACTCATAACACCCAAGGCATCAGTACCCATTTCAATTAATATTTGGAATGCAGTAAAAGCACTATCACCAAATGCAGTAACTTTGGAATCATTTTCTATTAACCAAGTGTTTAAATCACCCATTTTACTAGTCAAAAGCTGAACACCTTTTCTTTGAGTGTCACCAAAGGCATCAAATAAAGATATTCCAAAGCCTTCAGTCGCACTTGCTAAAAGTTTCATATCACCTTGTAGCGTGTCTAGTTGTGTCAATGCCATTGATTTAGCAAAACCTTTTGCCTTGCCATCAGCGAACTCCAATTGTTCACTAAATTTTCTAGTTGTGGCTGAAGAATCAACTAAAATTGTTGATGCAGTTGCAGCATTCCTTCCAAAAAGTTTAATATTATCACCAACACTTAATCCCTGCTTTCCAAGTTCTTCCATTTTTTCATTAAAAGTTGCAGTTGCTGGCACACCTTTTGACATTAATAGTTTTGATACTTTTGAGGTTTCATCGCCAAGTTCTGAGAATATTCTTCTTAATGCAGTTCCTGCTATTGATCCTGTAATGTTTTGCTCTGCAAGTGTCGCAATTGCTGAGGTGGTATCTTTAAAAGAAACATTTGTTTTGTTTGCAATAGCACCTGCAAATTTCATGGCCTCACTATATTTTGTCATATCAAGAGCCGAAATAGTAAATGATTTTGCCATTATATCTGTGACTTTTGCAGTTTCACTTGTTTCTAGTTGAAATTGTTTTAAAGTTGTAGCGGTTGCCATTGCCGACTCTGACAAAGTAACATTCGCACCACTTGCCAAATTCATAATCTCAGAACTTGATTCTATTATTTGACTTGTTTTAAAACCTAGTTTACCAAGTTCAACAAAAGCATCACTTGCTTGTGAGGCTGAGAATGCAGTTGTCTCGCCTAGTCTTCTGGCCTCTTTTGATAATGCTTTAAATTCTTTTCTAGTTGGTTGTGTGATAGCTTTTAAATTTGCCATTGATTGTTGAAATTCACCACCTTTTTTTATTGCTAAAATATATGCTGGTGTAATTACTGCTACTGCACCAGCAATTGCAGTTAGTGCAATTTTTAAAGGTATTGAAATTTTAGTCAATCCCATTAAAGCACTTCCATAATTACCAACATTTCTTTGGCTATTTCCTAAACTAACATCAAAGGCTTTGAGTTTATTATTATTGGCTAAATATTCAGCCTTCATTTTTTTCATTACTGAGGTATTTGAATTAACACCTCCACTTGTTGCTTTCATTGTGGCAAGTAATTGTTTATTTCTTTTGACTAAGCTATTGTAAGATCCATCTAAATTTTTAAATTCATTTGAATTCTTTTTAGTTTGAAGCTCTAATTTTTTTTCTTGAATTGTTAACTTGCCCTCTTGCAAGGTCAATTTTCTCGCAGAAATTTCAGCTTTTCGAGTAGCCTCAGAAAGAAAAGTTTCTGATTTAGCAAGGTTTTTTGTAGTGCTTAAAGCTCTTTTTTGCTCTTCATTCAGCTTGCGAGTTTCGTTTTTAAACTCTTTTATCTGGTTGGCAAAATCTTTTGTGTTTGCCTTAATATCAATTTTTATGCCTGCCACATCATCACCTTTTTCTTTTTTGCTTTTCAGCTTCAATAAGGCTTTCAACCTTACTAGCAAGGTTAATCACTTTATGAAAATTATCACTTTGGTCACAAAATCCACCTTCATTAGGCAAGATCTTGTGATTGTTAAAAAATGCAAAAGCCTCAAATAAAGGCATAACATTTGAGGCATCAAATGAATTAGGACACCTCTTTAATATTATTTCACCCTTACCATCACAACTTTCACATCCTGTTCCCATGCAATCTGGGCAATAATAAGACCACATTCCTCGCCCTTCCTCGTAACACCCCCAAAGGGGATTTACTTCTTTAGAACAAGTGTGTGATCGTGTGGCCTCGCTCTTTCCAAAGTATATACAAAGTAGGGCTATGAGTTTTTTAGTTCATCATTTTTTAAAGCATATTGGTCAACAAAATAGCTAAAAATAGGCTCTTTAATGACTTGTGGAATTAACTCAAAAAAATCTAAATCAATAACATTGTTTCTTAATTTTAGTTTGATAGGCTCACCATCTTCATCGGTAACACCTTTCCAACCTTTTAAAAACATCATTGTTGCAATATCTTGTGCCTCAATAAAACCATCATTAGAGTTTGCAGATAATACTTTTGAAATTTCACTTTCTTTAAAAGTAGTGCGAACCTCTAAAAATACACCCTCCAAGCCCTCAACAGGTATTTCGGTTGTGTCTTTAATATCAGCTTTTTTTATATTCAAAATCATTTTGATTTCCTTTGTGTGTGGTAAAAAAATGTGTGGATTTTAACTCAAAAAGGCTTGCAAGCCATTATCCCATTGACCACACGACAACAGGATAAAACTAATTAATAATAAACGATTGCAAATTCTTGATCGTCAACTTGACTAATCACATCACATTCAAACTCAAATGTAGTTTTTTTGTTCTGGTCTGCATTTGAAATTGATTGAATTTGTATTTTATCAAAAACAATTGCAAATCTATTAAAAGCACCTTTGTCAAATGTTATTGCAAAGCCTTCAATAATTTTGCCTTCTTTAAAATCAGCATAAGCACCCCAATCGTCTGAGGTTACCAACAAAGGATTAAAACTGAAAGAAGGTCTTCTATCACCAATTGCACCAAGTTTTACACCTGAGCAAGATGCCATTGATAATATTTCTTCTAGTTCATTATTTAAAGAAAATGAAAAGTTTTGAAAATCTAAATCAACACCTTCGGTATTTGACTTTAAAATTCTTATTCCGGAACATAAAGCAATAGGTGAATTTGTAGAATATTTAGTTACACCAATTGTGTCAACTCTATCACCAATAGAGTCACGCTGAACGGATGCAGTTGTTGCACTTGCACCACCACTAAATGTAATTGCAGTTGCATCAGGTAAAGCACCACTTACTACTTCATAGTTGAAATAAGTTTCACTTCCTGTAAGGGCTGAAACAACTTTTACAACATTTCCTGATCCATCAGTTGCAGTATCACCAACTGCGACTGAGCCACCTGTTAAGCCTGTAATAAGGCTATTTTTGTATAATGCACTTTTACCTGCAAAAGTAAAATTTGAGGCTACTGGTTGCCCTGCTTCAGTTGAAATTTCCAAATCACCTGCTACACTATAACCTTCCCAAGCGTAATCGTCACCCTCTTGTCTATAAGTGAACCATTCCCAATTGTCTGATTTTGGGTAATAATTTTTATTTGCTGAATCAGATACAGGTGAACCTGTTGTGTCTATGGTAAAGCCTGCACCATCGCTTAAATTTTCACCAGAAACAAATGAACCACTTTTCATTTCAAAAACTGCAAGTGAATTTTTTTTATCAACAAACATCAATAAACCTTCTGCTGTACTTGTTGCACCTGTTAAGGTTGAAAAAGTTTTGTATTCAGCCCCTGAAGGTATTGAAGCTATATCAACTGAAATAGTTATGTTATCAACAGAACCCATTCCACAAGCCCTTAAAGGTTTATCAAATTCATTGACTTGGTTAGATTCGCCACTTCCTGACAACCAACCTTCAAAAGATGCCCCCATTCTTTGGATGCCTGCCACATTTCCAGTTTTTGTAAAACTTTTTTTAGACTCATTGTTTTCAATCATATCAATTTCAAGATTGAACTCTGGACTTTGTTGTGGTCTTACTTTAAAATCTGAGGCATTAACTATTGCAGGAGTTTCACAATCATCCTGTAAGGCCAAGCCTATTTGTCTATTAATCGAACTATTTAATTCGCATTGTGCCATCTTTAAAACTCCTTAATAATTTTAATTTTATTTTCTTGGCCTTTTAAATCTTCCTTTGAAGGAATCTCTAAAACTTTTGAGCAGGTGTATGCTTTATCTTTATAAAAAAACCTACTCCCACATTTTACTTGTATAATTAACATTTTTTCACCCCTACTTGTTTGTTGGGTCACTTTTTAATTGTCTATATCTTAAATTTGTTGTGACTGCTATGCCACCATAAGATCCTTGGCCACCATTATCAACATAAAAGTCACTTGAAATATATTCAAATTCCATAGCCTCACAATTGAGGTACACATTGTTATTAATAAATAACTTAAATTCAGTTTGTGCATCAGCAGTATTATCTATAAAAGTATTTTCATTGCATTGTACGCTAATTAAGAAAGTGATAGCTATATTATTTGTAAGATAACCTATTGTTGTCTCATCATCATCAGTAAGTTCTTCACCTAAAACAAATAAAACCGCACCTTTGCCATAATTAGTACCTTGTATTTGGCCTAAAGAAGTCAAACCATTATAAGTGTAATACCCAAATGTAGTGAGTTGTGTTCTAAGCTCATCAAGGCATTTTTTAAGCATTTAATTCACCTTTGCAGTATATGCAGGGAAATAATCTGCATCTTTTATGAAATGATTTGCCCCAACCAATTTATCTTTTTGATTAAAATCTTTTTTAAATTCATCTAGTTGCATTTTCCAAGGGTCTGTCACTATGCCTTGTGTGACTTCCTGCACGTTTTGACCAACTAAGCCCTCTGCAACCTTAATGCAAACATCTAAAATCATTAGTTCTTTGACTTCATCAAGTACATTGGCTTCTGTTGGTAACTCATCAGCCTCAACACCATAAAGGCGAACTTTTCGATTGTAAAACTGATCTCCTAAACCTAGATAGTAAGTTAAATCTTGATTCAAAGTATAAAGCACCTTTGGAAACCTTTTAAAATCGTCAATTGTCAATATCATTTTATTGCCCTTCTAACCATAAATTCGAGCCATCTATTAGGTGACTTATTAAAATTTTTTTCAATCCAATTATCAGCTTTTATTCCATTTATCCAATGACCTTTTGAAAAGTATTGCTTTCCATTATGTTTAAAAGCTAGCACACTTGCCTTTGTGGGTTTTATATCCCTGCCCTCTGTTCCATAATAAATATATGAGGCATAATGTGTATCTGAGGTTATTTGACCACTTAGTTCATTTTTCTTTTCTGGAAACTCAACGGCCTTTAGTGAATTACTTAAAACACCTGTTCTGTTTTTGTATCTGTGCTGAACTTTTGATATTTTGGTCAAAGCCTTGACCATATCACGAAAACCCAAAGAAAGATCTATTTTCTTTTTCGAACCTTCATCAAAGGTTGTGACGTAATCAATCAATTCTTTGAAGTCTATTTGTATCATAATTAAAAAAGGGGCTTTTACACCCCTTAATTCCTATTCACATAAGATTTAACTAAAAGTTCCTCACGCAAAGACTCGGCATCATGATATTTCCAACCTAAATCGTCAAAAGAACTCAATCCTTTGCAATAAGTGAACACATCAACTCGCCTGAATTGTCTTTTTCCCCTGCCTCTGGAATTTTTAGTTAAAATAATCATTAAGCTACTATATCAAGATCAGTGATTCCAAAGATTCTATAAGAACCATTGGTTTCACGCTGTTGTAGCAACATGTTAATGTTTAATGGGTATTCTGTACCAAATGCAGTTGCAACAGATTTTGCAGGCAATGGGTTGTGTACCACACCACGAATAGACTCAGCTCTTTCATCAACTAAATAAATTGAGGTTTCGTCTGTTCCTGTGCCTTCATCAAATGGTAGAACCTGAGTTCCATCAACTTTAACACCTGCTTGCTTCAATGGAATACCATTGTAATCCATGACATATTGGCCTGCATTGTTAGGCACTAAATTAATAGTTCCAAGTAATCCGGCTCTTGATGCTTTTTGAAATTTGCGATACATTGCAGTATTCATATAAAAGGCTTTTTGAGAATCTGGTAATTGTGCATCCATCTCAGTAATAGCCTCATCAAGTTTTGAAAGTGATAAAGCACCTGTTCCGTTATCAACAGTTGTTGAATTATCGGTTGTGTACTTTTCTAAACCATCAAAACCATCGGCATCAACTGAGGTGTCACCTTTAAACAATAGCTCATTTAAAAATAAACCCATTGAGCGACCTTGTTTTTCAATCTGGTCTGCTTTTTCTACTGCATTAAATTGATCGTCCAAGCTAACGAGTGAGGCAATTCGGCCAAACTCTTTTGTAAGTTTTGCGTTTGTGCCTGCAGTAGACGTTACAACACCATTCAATGAGCGTGTTGAGGTAGTTGGTAGACCTGTTTCTTTAAGCCAAGTTAAAGATGCTTTTTCAGTCATTGGAAAAACATTAAGCACTTGTAAAAGTGGTGTAGCTTGGCCAATTCTTGAATAAACTGCTGAAGTTAGTGGGTCGAGTCCACCAATAATTGTTTGGTATTGTGCGAAAGTTTGTGACATTCTGCACTCCTTTTTGTTTTGTTTTGATTAAATTGCCATCAAGGACTTAGTGAGTTTTAGAATGCCATCAAGGACTTATATAAATAAAATATACTATTTTAAAAATTCTTCAAGTTGTTTTCTTTGCGAAATAGTAGAATTTGAGCTTGCACTAAAGGAATTTGTGCCTTTTTTGAGTTCACTTTTCTTCAATTGTGGCTCATCTTCTAACAATTTAACAACAAATGAATCAATAGATTTACCATCATTAGAGACTAATTTACCCTCAGAATCAAACGCAACATCAAAAGAATAAGCCTTGACCATTGAATCCGTTGAAATCATTCCTGCTTTATCAAATGCAGTTTTTAAAATCTTGGCTTTTTTATTGCCTTCAATTTCTTTTTCTTTTGCTTTGGCTTTTTCGCTTAAATCATTAAAAGATGTAGTTAATTCATTAACCTGCTCTTTCAATGCCTTGATAGTTAGTTCCTTTTCATCATCTTTGGAATCGGTCAATGAATTTTTTAATTGCTCAAATTCTTTTTCCCTAGAATCAAAAGACTCTTTTAACTTTGAAAGTTCACTTTCTTTTTCAGATAAAACACTTTTATAGTCTTTATCGTCTTGATTTGCTTTCTGTATGCGTGAGGTAATTGCACCAATCAACTCATCAGAGTTTTCAAGTTCACCTACTTTTTCCATCGCTTCCTTAAATTCCATTTATTCGCCTTTTGTGTGTGGTTTTTATAAAATATATATTTCTAATCTAAATCAATACTAGTTTCAATTACTTTTTCGTTGTTTATTTCTGCATTTTCGTACTGATCAACCTCACCAGTATTCAATTGATTAAAAAATTTAGTGATAAACATAGCTCTAGCTTTGTTTTGTGTTTCTTGTGAAAACCCTGCCTCTTCCATCTTAATAATATCTTCAAGATCTTCTGAGGTTGTAAAGAAGTCAAAAGTTTCATTGTAAATAACATTTGTCTCCAAATTACCCTCAAAGTAAAAAGCAAAAGAGTTTGATACCCAAAGCTCTAAATCCATTATTCCATTTACTTTTTTAGAAAGTTTCTCTTGTCTCTTTTTGTCATTCCATCGTTTAGATTCTGCACTTTGTTGCGAACCTGAACTTTGGATGGAAAGATTGTTTACTTTCATCACTTCATTATGCAATTCACTTCTATCTTTTGCAATTGAATCACCTGTTGCGACATCAGGGGAAAGGTAAAAAGGTGCTTCATTGCCTTCTGGAATAAATAAAGTTGAATCAACCTCTAAATTTATATTTCCCTTTTCACCATACATTACCAAGGTGTTAAAGGTGTTTGTGAATTGTTGCTGATTTATCAAACTATTTTGGTTATAAATTGCAATTGAGGTTGTCGCAGTATCTAAGTGCCTAGAAAGGGGTAATCTTTGTTTGTTCCACTTCTTAGTTGTTGAATACAAAAAAGGCTTTGAGGTTTGCACTTCCTCACCTGTAAGGTTTCCAACGCCATCAGTTTGGCAAGTGTACCAAACACCATTTTTTATGTAATAACTTCTGTATGTAATTTCTATTTCTGAAACACCAAAATTCATTAATCCTTGTGTGCTTGTAGTATTTTGATATTTTAAGAATATAAGCCTGCCTAGTTCATCAAAGGCATAAGATTTGATATTTTGAGGCTCAATGTAAAATATATAGGGGAAAGCCCTGTCATTTAAGGCTTCAAGTTCTGTGTCAACCTCAGAATCAAAGTTATCCATAAAGCAAAAAACAGAACCTAATATTTCAGCTTTTAAGTCTATCTCTTGAATTACATTTGTTAGGCTCGCACCTGAAGTGTCGGCATCGGAAATAAATTCTTTATAAATAGTGTCATTGCCCTCTGAACTTCTGGCAACCTTATGTGAAAAGATAGGGTCATTTAAAGAGTCAACAACAGGTGCAAATATATTTCTGTAATTAGCAATCTTTTTTCTGTTCTCATAATCCTTTGCTTTTTCTCTTGGTGACTTAATCAAATAATTTTTATTGTAAAAACCACCACTTCCAAAATAACAATCATTTAAAAGATTATAATTCTGAATATCTTGGCTATTTATTTCTACTAATAGCCTTCTTTTTCTCAATTCTTGTTCAATTGTTTCCATATATTTAACCTACATCGTAAAGATTGAATTAAAGTTATCACCCGACTCAATCCTGTTATTTTTCAAAAATGGCAACATCCTCATATTAAAATTATCAAAATAATCAGGTGAACGTCCATTCATTTGCTTTTTCCACTCTTTTTTTGGTATTATTTCCATTTTTCCATCTTCATCAGCTCGCCAAGTCTTTAAATTTTCCAAATCTTGAATCAAAAGCTCTTTTTCTCTGGCCTGTAAATCATAATCAAACCACACCTCACCCTCTTCCACCAATTCAGCAAATTTGTACGCACATTCTGTTTTAATGTTTTTATAAATTTGATTCTTTGGTTTTCCATTGGCTTTAAACTCTTTTGATCCTGCTATATGGCCTGTGAGTCCTTGGCCTACTCCATCGGCATCAAATATAACATTTGAACCTTTTACTCTATGCCTCTTTTTATACTCTTCCAAGATGTGTAAAACCTGCTTGCCATTGGATTTATCAACACTTTTTACATCCTTAATCGCTAAACCTTCCCAATAAAACAAAACATATTTGTCACTTCCTTGATAGGCTATATCAGCTGTAATCCATTTATCAGAACCCTCAACATGAGTATTTTCAAACATAGATGTAATTGAGTCATCACTAATCATTCTTGTTTCGTCATCGTCATAATCCCAATTTCCATAATATAAACGCTCACGCTTTACTTTGTCAGGCTCATTCTTTAGCTTTTCAACATAAGACTCAGGCAAATGCCTGTTATCTTTGGGTAAAGATTGGATATATTTTACGCCTTTTTCTTCTGTTTTATCTTTCCAAGGCTTAAAGAAATGGCGATACAACCAGTTTTTAGTTGGGTTTGCAGATACTAAAACCTTGTCTTTTATTCCGTATTGATCGTTTTTCCATCTACCTACACGCAAATTCAAATACTTAAAGGCTTCTCTATGAATTCCACCTGCCTCTTCAAAGAAACCACAAGTATATTCAGTTGAACCCAAATCGTGGAACTCAGGGTCTTTAGGCTTATAAGCTACATCAATTAAACAGATCTCAGAACCATTGCAGAATTTTATTATATTATACTTTCCATCAAGTTTATAATCTTCACCATAAGACAATCCCCAAAGCCTACACACCTCCACAAGTGTTACATAAGTTGACATCATTATTTGTTTCAATTGATCCCTAGCAATAAAATATCTTGTTTCTGGATAAGCAAAGCACATAAACAAAAGCCAATCAACTCCAAGGAAAGTTTTACCACCACCTGCACTACCACCATATAAAATTTGGCTAAACTCTTTATTACTTGGATGTAAAAGTTTTAAGGCTTCAACTTGTTTATCAGTCAAAGCCATAAGTTCAAAATCTTGTCTTTTGAATAGAGAAATTGCAATTTTAAAGTTTTCAGTTATCAAAAGCTAAAACACACCTTAAAATAAATTATTAGAAAGATTATCAGAAAAAACAATAATATTTTGTGTATTATCATACTGGGCTTGAAACCTTCAAGATTTTGTTTTTTATCTCATCATTGCCTTTAATCATATAAGCATGGTGGTATATCTCATTCATTTTCAATTGAAAGTCGAATAATTCATTAATGTTAGCCTGATTTGAATCTTTTAACTTTTGAATTACACTTCTGAAAATGTTTTCTTTGTCATCTCGCATTTTTCAATCTCCTTTCTAGATAATCAATATATTCGTTTTTTCTTTCTATTGACCTTCTAAGAGAATCAATTACCAAGTTTTTTTTATCGAATTTCTCTAAAAACTTTTTCTTTTCGTTTTCAATTATTCTTTGAGCAATTTCAGTCATTTAGCTTTTCCTAAACTCATTTAGCTTTTTCAATAGCTCAATCGGCATCGCATCATAATTGAATTCAGAACTTTCAACTTGGTTGTCAATAACTTCTTTGCGTTCTATATAACCACGCTTCCTGCCTTTGGTCTTTAAATAAAATATTGTAGAACTTGCAGTACCATCTTTTATTTGCTTATGTAACTGAGATTCTACAAAATCCAGAGCAATATTCTCACAATCGTCACAAGACTTGGCGAACTCTTTATCTGCATTATAATATTCGTAAAAAGTAGACCTTGCAATTTCAACTAATTTACAAGATTGAGTTACATTACCAAGAGTCTTCTGCATTGCTTCAATTAATCCTTTTTTAGTCTGTTCGATTTTGTTTGGCATTTTTTATCCTTATTATATATATTTTAACTATCAAGCCTAGTTAGTGTAATTGGTAGCACGTTCCAAAACCTTTGGAAAAGTATTGTTCGAATCAAATGCTAGGCTCTTTTTTTCTTTCTTCTAAAGTAATGTTTTTCCCTTTATACATCCCTGCTCCAATTTCATCAATTTTAGAAAATGGAATTTCTTTACAGTTAAGTTTTGAATCATTAGAAAGTAGTTTTATATATCTAAGCTGATAACCATCTAGTGATTTAGCACCTGAAAAATCTTTATTTAAAGTGCCATGTTTGACATTTATTGAACCATCAGGCAAAACAACAATTGATTTATTTTTATTAATATTAGTTAGTTTAAACCCACTCGCCCTGTATATAGTACCATCACCACATTGAGTTCCATCGGAAAACGACAAAATCCATTTTATTTGTGGAGCGTTTTTTTTAATTAATTTAAAAGCAATTGACAAAGCTCTTGATTCTGAATTTCTGGGTAAATAATCATCAAAAGCCATTCTGTTAAGCTCTAACATTTCATTCCATTTAGAAATTTCTTTTTTATTTTCAGTATTTACAAGGTTTATAACTTTTCTTTTATCTATTGGAGAGCCAAATTGCATTACTCCATGTAATTTTTTATCAAGAAAAACCCCAAAGTGAAGCTTACTAGTAGCACCACCCTTACCTGAATAATGAATTTTTGAACAAAACTTGTGAGAGTCTTTTTTATTAATAACTTTTACAAGTATATCTTTTGCTCTACCCATTATCTTAAAAGCCCATATATAGCGTTACCGTTTCGGTTTTCGTTACCAAAGGTTTCACAATACTTAAATTCATCTGTTTGCATGTATTCTTTTATTTTTTTTTCAATAAACTCCCTTTGCTCAATTGATAGCTTGAAAGTTAAGCTACAAATTGTTTCCCTGTCTCCATCAGGCAAATCAAAAGATTCTCCATCATCTTCAACATCAGCACCCTCAACACCAAGGTCAAAATCTGTAAATCCAAAATCTAACAAATCATTTATTTCAAACTCATCAGACAAAATTTCAAAATCAAATTCACCTGTATTTTTATTAAGCCTAACATTTAATTCTTTTTCTTGCTCTAAGTTTAAATTGACTTCTATTGTAGGTACTTCTTTCCATCCTAAAGAATCCATTGCTTTAAGCCTTTGGTGGCCTCCAACAATTACATTTTCCCTGCCTTCCTGCTGATTTACAACAATAGGCTCAACGCATTCAAAAGTTTCAAGCGACTTTTTTAATTGCTCAAAATCTTTATCACTAATTTTTCTTGGATTATAATCAGCTTTTATAAGCTCATTTATTTTTCTGTTTACTATTTTCATACTCTTGTACCTGACCACTTTTTAAACATTGTAAACGAATCTTATCTGGATGGTATTCATTAATATAATATATACCATCCTTATAGGCTAAAGCATCAAATAAATCTAAATTGTGCTTTACTAAAAAAACCACATGTTCTTCAATGAATCCCTTTAGCTCTAAAAACTTGTGTTCATCCTTAAAATCTGCAATATTTAAAGGGTCAACTACATCAAAGTACCCAGAATAAAAAAAGTCAACTTTTTCTAGGCTTTTCACCACTTCGTCAAAAATATCAAACATCCTGTAATTTGTGAATACCTTCGAGATCAACAATAACTTTAATATCATTGTCAAAATTGATTGAAATATTACCTTGATTCAATTCTTTGCCTATTCTCAACAAAGAAGTAGCTAAATAATCAACAAGAGCGTTTGTACCCATTGATTCATTGAAATTTGCCATCTCTTGTGAAAGTGATTTTATGCTTTCATTCATTTTATCCCCATAGCTTTATCAAACTTGTTTTCTAAATCTTTAATATCTGGGTCAATCCCTTTTTCAATCATTATGATTATATGATTGAGTTTTAAATTAAGCCAATAATCTTTGCTTTCTTTTAAAGCCTTTTTACACTTCTTTAAAAGTTTATTGGCCTGTTTTTGTTCTATTGTTAGTTTTTTCGGCATAATGTATCTCTTAAATTTAACAAAAATTGACATAATTTGTTGATTATTTATTTATCATAAAGAGTAAATAAAATTAATATAGTTCTTTTTGTCATTTGGATTAAGTACATAGGAAACACTAAAATCGCCCTTACTAGCTTTTGCACCTAGTTCAATAATAGCAGGCTTATTTGTTCCGTACCATTTAGACTTGGAAGGCACACCACCGACAAATAAAGTTAATCCATCTATTTCTTTTGAAATTTGTATATAAGTAGAATAATCATTATAGATATTATTTGATAAAGTCATATCTACTAAATAAGAATAGTTTAAAGTTAGCTCAAATGTATGTGTTTCCATCGTGAACAATTCTCCAACACTAGGGAAATAGTAATCAGTAAATGTTATATCAAGTCCATTAATTGAGGTAGATAAATAGAAATTATTTTCCACATTGCTTTTTTCTGCACTAGAAATTGAGTATGAAGCCCATGCACCTATGTTTAAGCCTAAATTAGAATATTCTATTGATGGTTGTATTGCAGGGGAATCACCACTTGCAAGCCCTCGCCATATATACCTTGACACTAAATCTGTGCTAACTTTTGTTTCTGCAAAAACATTTGCCAATAAGATTAATAAAATTATTTTCATTTTTTCACCTTTGTTGGCTTTGGTTTACTTGGTTTTTGTTCTTTGTACTTAGTAGGTTTTACCTTGTTCATTTTGTTCCTTTGGTTAGTATTTAGTCCATTGATCAGCCATAGCTTTCGCAATACCTTTAAATGTTTTACTTCTTAATGTTCTTCTTTCTGCTGGTGTTTTTGCTTTTTGTAACGCTTTATAATACCACATCGGCATTCTTTTTTTTATTCCTTTTTTGCTTGTAAATTCAAAAAATTCGCCTTTTTCTACTATATCGGTGGGTATTAATTCAGGCAAATTTTTTAACCATAAACAAGTGCTTTTTTGTGCTTTATCTCCAAACATCCAAGGTTGTATGATTTGCTCTGGCTTTTTCCATTCTGTACTCATTATTCCTATTGGGTTTTCTAACGCAATTTTTTTTATTGGGGCATTTGCTAAATCCATAAAAAACTTAATACTTTTTTGTTGGCTTCCATCTGCCCTTTTTCGTTTAAAATGCCTCGCACCTGAAACCGATAAATCCGTACAAGGTGGAAAAGCTAACATCATATCCCAACCTTTATTTATAACTTTAAATACATCTTTTTGTATATGCCATTCAGGGTGTCCTCCACTGCAAGGCAATAAATCACAACTAAATGCTTCGTGTCCTAACTTCCTAAGTTCTTTCGTGACTGATTGGCTTTCCTCACAAGCTACCAAAATATTCATTTTACTTTCCATTATAATCGTTTTGCTTTTAATTGTTTGACTCTAAAAAAGCCTTCAAACTCTGGATGTGTTTCCATCATTTTTCTTGCATAATCTGGCCTGTAATTATTTGAAATTTTAAATTGGTCATTTCCGTTTACCCCTGTGTGCCATCTTAATATCTCAAATATTCCATTTGCTGAGTATTGTTTAAAACCTTTTTGCTTTGCTTCTTTTGAATATTTCACAAAGCCTTCCCAAATTGCAGGGTTTTCTTTATCGTATTTTTTAAAATTTATCATTATTTACTTTCCTTTATAAAAATGAAATTTGATCAATAGATTCATTGTAATCTTTTTTAAGATTTTGACATATAATATCGTATAGTTCAGAATATACTTTAAATCTAATTTCTAATTCCACAAGTGATTGTAGTTTTTTAATGCTAGTTATTCCAGCTTCGGCATCACTTTTGATTGTTCTTTTTAGTTCTTGAATAGACTCATAGGTTTCTTCATATTTTGTTATAATTGTTTGATCCATTTTACTTTCCTTTATTTTAGAGATTTGTTATACTCTTTTTTTATAATCTCAATTTTTGTTTCTTTTTCTCCAATATCCCTTTCAAAAAATTTTATAAGTCTTTGAATTTCCATTAAAGCTATTTCCTGATTGTCTTCTATTATTAAAGATTCTATTCTTTTTAAATCGGGCAAATTTAACTTTAAAACATTCAAGGTTGCTTGGTGATATGACTTACTAGCCAAGTTTAAAATCTGATCTTGTTGCATTTTACTTTCCTTTTTTGTGTTCTTAAAATATAGTAATTATATATATATTATAAAGGGTTTATTATTAATAATTTGAAGGTTTCCCCATTACTTGTTTTAAATATGCTTGTTTTTTATTAATGTTTAAATCTTTGCAAATTGAGTCCATATAACATTGTGGACACTCTTCACCTTCTGGTGCTTTGTTAGCTTGCCCCTTTCCGTTTGGCTTATAAGCATTTTTAGTTTTACCCTTTTTTATGCAACTTTTACAATAAGACATTTATAGTTCCCAAGGGCAATTTATAAAATCACCTGTTTTATCATGTATATGATTTCTAACTTCTGTTATATAGGTTTCTTTGCCTTTGTTAGAAAGTTTTGAATATTCTTTTGTGGTAATAACTGGCTCACCTGTTCTTGGATTAATTCGTTGTTTAGAGTGAAAAAGCATTTTAAACCAATAATGGCAATCATCTTTGTCATAATTCTTTCCCCAACATTCAGCCCAATATTTTATTCCTAAAGTTGGAATAAGAGTTCCAAAATAAAAGCGGTCATAACCTAAACCACCTTTTTCTTTGTACTCTTCAAATGTGGCAATCATTCTTTTTCCATTGTTGTGTTCTAAGAATGATTTCCACATAAAATGCTTTTCAGGATATAAGCCCTCTTTTGATACTTTAAAAATCACTTAATTGTAACTTTCTTTTTTCGCTCTACTAATTCAGCATATTCAACAGAATTACCATCTTTGAGGAACTTTTTAAGTTCTACTTTGTTGACTTCCTTAACCTCTGGCTTTGTTCTAATAAATAAATCAGGTATTTCACTAATATCTTTTTTTATTACAAGCTCATCGGCTTGCTTAGCAAATTTGATCTTAACTGCACCATCTGTAAAGTTTTGATCGTATGCGTAAAACTCTAAATAATTTTTTAAACTATCTACTTGGTTTTTTAATGCTTTTTCTCTGGTCTGCAATGCTTTGCGTTCATTTTCGACCATTGCAAGCTCGCCTAGTAGGTTTTTTACATACTTGCCTACATTTAAACACTTTTCAGCTTTCGTTACTTCTAAGGCTTCCAAATCTTGTGATTCAAATAGCTCGCCAGTTTCTTCATCAACTGAGAAACCATTTTCAATTACTTGTTGTATTCTGTTTTCTATTTCGTATAACTTCATAATACTTTCCTTTTTTGTGTTATGTAAAAGATATAAAACTATTAATAATAAATCAACTAATAATATGTTTTTTATTAAAATAATTCATTTTTTTTGTACTTAATCAATATTTCTTGATATTTGCGTTTATTACTATGAACTAAGTCATGGCAAGCCCTGCATAGTGTTATTAGGTTTTCATGGTTATCGCCACCACCTTGTGACTTGTATTTTATATGGTGTGGTGGGTCAATAAAAGTGCAATCTACACTTAAAAATTTGCCTTCACAAGTTTGGTTTTCCTCTGCATATTTCCAGAATAATTTTCTATCTCGCAAAGGCTTAAATTTAGGAAACAAGATCTGATTCCTTTACAAATGAACCATTAACCATTCGACCTTTTCGGCTCTTTATCTCATCCCAAGCAATCTGAACACATTCTAAAAATTGAATATCGTTTTTTATGCAAAAGGTTAGAATTTCATTCATTAGCTTTTTGGATATACTTTTGAATTGTTTTTCATCTTCACAAGAGACCAACAAGCCAACTAAACTATATATTCGTATAGGCTCGCCAAAATAAAAGTTGTTTCCAAGTTCATTTTTTGAAAAATCAACATAGACATTTTGTTGTTTTGCCAAAATAACAATAGTCACAAATATATCACCGACATCGTCCTTAACACATTTTCCCCTTGCTAAATTGCCTGCAAACTCGCCAACTTCCTCCATGACTTTGTTGCATTGTTTTTTGGCAAATTCTGGTTTGTTTAGACCTCTCGCTTCTGCCCAAAATTCGATTTTTTCTTGATAATCTTCAATGTTCATTTCTTTCTTTCCTTTCTGCTTGCATTGAAATGTGGTAAAACCTTCTATCATATTTTTTATAAATTTCAGTTTTTCCATCATCGGCATATTGTGAAACCTTGTTTTCAACAATAACTTGCCCTGTGTCAAAGTTGGTAATGATAAATTCCATGTGCCAATCATAAATCTTCTGTGACATTTTTTGTCTCTATTTTTTTTGGCCTGCCTCGTTTTCTTGGCCTGTATGATTCAAAATCTTCTTTGACCTGCTCCAAAGTTGTCACACCTGCTAAAAGTTCTAAAAGTAATTCAACTGCATTTGCACCGAATTTCCCTCTTGTTATTGCATGACAAATAGCAACGGATGAAGAATCAAGAAAGTTCCCTATGTGGCTAAAACTTCCAACCATTTCCCTTTTTTGACTTAGTGTGTATTTTTTGTTTAGTTTCATATTGTCCTTTTAAAATGGTAAATCGTCTAAAGTTGGTGCTGAGGCTTCTGTGTTGTGGTGTTCCTCTGCCACATGGCTTGATTTACTTCCCAACATTTGCATTGAATAAACAACAATTTCAGTTGAATATCTTTTGACACCATCTTGATCCCATGACCTTGTTTGTATTTTACCCTCTAAATAAAGTAAATCACCTTTTTTAACAAACCTTTGAACTACATCAGCCAATTTATTCCAGATAACAATATTTTGCCATTCTGTTTTTTGCTCGCCCTTGTATTTCTCACTTATTGCAAGTGAGAATTTTGCAACCTTTGACTCACCTAGGTTTTTGATCTCTGGATCTTTTCCGACTCTGCCAATTAATTGTACTTTGTTTAATGATGCCATTTTATTTATTTCCTTTTTGATTTAAAATTTCTTTTGCTTTTTGCAAAGTTTCTTTACTGAAGACAATCATGTTTTTTGATTTAGTCATTGCTTTAATATCGTAATTTTCTGCAAGTTTAAACAAATATTGTTCTTGTTCTGGTGTAGCATTTTCTTTTATCTGCTCACCTTTGGCATCTGAATCAACATCGGTAACTAAGGCCAAAGCACTACTCAAAGCATACCTACGAAAATAACTTATACTAGCACCTGCAACCTGAAAAGCATTCATGCCCTTTAGCGTAACACCTTGTGGTATTTCTGTAATACTTTCGATATTTTCTCCACTTTCATTATGGAAAATGATAGTTTTAATATTAGTTCCCTCTAAAAGTTGCGTAAATCCTAAACCATGTTTTTTCATGTATGGATTAATAACTTTTAAAATTGTTTTAAGGTCTGAATAGGTATATCCATACCCTTTTGTGCCTTCATGTATTGCAGGAACTTCCTGTTGAAACCCTGCCAAAGCCTTAAATAGATTTTTCATTTTCTAATCCCCTTAAAAATTCATCTCTCATATATTCATCAAGTTGTTCTTTTGTGATAAAATTAAAATTTATCATTTTTTGAACGCTCATTTCCCTAACTATTTCAAGAGCTTCTGTTACTGAACTTTCCATAATTCTTTCCTTTTTTGTGTTCTTAAAATATAGTAATTAGTTAATAAAAAAACAACTAAATACATAATAAATCAATCTTTTCTGCCTATTTCTTCAAAAGGTGTAAAACTATCTGTAAAAAATACCCCACACCTTTTCATTTGGAATTGACCAGAACCACCATTTTCCCGACTCTTGACTATATCCAAATTGATTAGATTTTGATTTTCATCTTTCCATAAGCCAATTCCAGAATCAAGAGCTTCCTCAATCTCACCTGATTCTTTGCAATGGTGCATTTTTACAGGCTCATATCCATCAGCTCCATCCCTAGTTGTTTGAATTAATGGAATGACTCTAACATTTAGCTCTTTTGCCATCGTCTTTAAATCTTTGGCAATTTGCCCAACTTCCACCCTTCTATCTTTGTTTTCAGTTCCTATTAGTTGCAAATAGTCCAATACTATTGTGCCAATCTTAGGGTTTTTAATTACTGATTTTTCAATTAATGCTCTGAGTTGTTTCCATTTACATGATTTGTCAATTATTGTCATGTTTGAAATAATATGATTTAAAGCAAAATTTTCATTATTCTTTAGATTATTAAAAAACCATCTGCCTGATTCAGGTGCAGTTGCCTCTTGATTTAGTGCGTAGAAGTCTATCATTGCAATTCTTTTAACCAAAGCACTTGCAGACATTTCACCAGACCAAAAAAGAAAATCTTCATTTTGTGATTCTGCTATTGTTTGACCAAATTGAATACCAAAAGCAGTTTTTCCGACTCCTGATCTTCCAATTACACCACAAACTTCACCTTTATTAAATGAGTATAGTCTCTTTTCTAAATCCTTAAAACGCATCCTAATTGGTTTTATAGATCTCCATTGATCGGGTACACTTTCAGATAATTCTTTTGAGGTCAAAATATAATCTTCTGAATTTTCCTCTTCTAAATCAATTTCTTCTGTGAGGTCTTCTAAGCGTTTTAAATCATTTACGCTTGCCAGTATACCCCTTCGCCTAAAACCTAACCTTCTAAGGGCTTGTATGTGGCTTAGATCGGCAAAGCTATTAGGACTGGCCATGCAAATGTTATGTGCAAATGAATCTATTAGTTTATTTGCCTTTATATAATCTAAATCAAACAATTCTAAAAGTGTCGCACCATTCTCTAAACATTGAAATATTTTTTGGTGCTGAACATGATAAAAATCATTCTCTAAAAGATTGTATTCACTTGGCTTTTTATTTAGATGGACACAATGACCTAAAACCTGTGTTTCCAACTGAATGTTGTGGGGTAAATTTATTTGAAAGTTCATAAATCACCCAAATCCAATAAATGATCTTGACCTTTTGAAATTCTAGTTTCTTTTGTTTCCTTAAAAGACTCTTTTTCCCTGCCTAACCAATTTACTAATCTTTGTTTCCAATTTTTAACACTAGCCCAATTGTTAGCCTCATAATAATTGAAAAACACCAAAGGATTAAATTTCTTGTTCATTTCCCTAGCTTTTTCAATTCCATAACTTTCTACTTCTTTAAGAGTAGGCTTAGAAAAAGTCTTTTTCTTTATATCTTTTTTTATATCTGGTTTTATATCTGGTATAGGTTTGTCAGATTTGATAATTCCATTTGTCAGATTTGATAAATGGAGCTTGTATATTTGACAAATGCTTTTATCAATTATTGTGTACCATTTTGTCCTATCATAAGCAACTTTATTGAAATTATCTGATTTTATTATTTTCTCATCTTCTAAACTTTTAAGCATTTTGGCAATCTTGCCTGCTTTAAAATAAGGAAATAATTCAGAAAAAGCAGTTGCAGAATTATAAGTCCAATAATTGTTTTTATGAAAATGTTTTTTATTTGATTTGTTTTTTAAAATCCAGAAAGCAATGTTTTCTATTAATACTGCTTTTTCAATTGAATTTAATTTTGTGGCTATTTCAACATTGAATGAATGATTCATTTCAACCTCCGATAATAATCGAGCTTTGTTTTCGTTTATGTTTTGGAGGTATTTTGGATAACTCCTAAACTTTTATTTTGTTGAATAAGAAAGGGGCGGAGCTACCGCACCCAAAGAGTTATC